AAAGTTTGTTCCGTTTATGATGGTGCATTGGATTAGTGTTGTAAAGGGTAAAAAAGAACTATCACAGTATTACTTACAGAGTGTTGACTATCATGCCAATACTCATTTGTTTAATGAAAACGTAATACATCATCCTAAACTACAATGGTTGATGTTATGTGCGGCAAGCCCAGGCATTGGTAAACAGTTTCATGCTTGGATCCCTCATATCAAAGCAGGTGTCAGCAAGTTAAAAGATAATGCAAAACCTAAAGACATAAAGGATTATTATAAAAAGGTATATCCAAAACTAACAGCAGGAGACTTGACTGAAATAGCAAATGCATTTTGTGTACAACACAAACGCAAAATATATCTAGCAGAAAAGTTTCCAGAACTAAAATTTGATGAGGTAGAATTACTTAGTGAACTCGTTACAGATAATGAAATCGAAGAATACGAAAAAGAACTCGGCAACTAAATTTGGTTGCGACTTTTGTGGTCGATCTTTTGCAAAAGAAAGTACAATCGACAAACACATTTGTGAGTACAAACGCAGATGGGGAGATAAAAATCTCAAAGGTAACCGTATTGGATTTAATGCATGGTTAAATTTCTATGCACAAAACACTTCCAGCAAGAAACAAAAAACATACTTAGACTTTACTAAAAGTTCTTACTATCTAGCCTTTGTTAAGTTCGGTCATTACTGTGTCAATACACGATGTATTAATGTTAATCGTTACGCAGACTGGTTGCTTAAGAATCAAATCAGAATCGATAGTTGGACGAGTGATAAAAACTATACTAAATTTATTGTCGAGTATCTTAGACAAGAAGATCCATTAGATGCGATTGCTCGTAGCATGGAGACACTTATCGAACTTTGTAAAGATGATCAGATAGAAAGTAAAGATGCATTTAGATATGGTGCTCCAAATAGAATCTGTTATGAAGTAACAACAGGAAGAATATCTCCTTGGTCTGTATATCAGAGTGAGTCTGGTGCAGAGTTTTTAAGTAAGTTAGATTCAATACAACAAAAGATGGTCTTAGAATATATCGACCCTGAAAAGTGGGCAATCAAATTCAAACGTGATATCGAAGTTGTTGCTGAAGTAAAAGAATTACTCAAACAAGCAGGGTATTAATGAGTGATGGATTAGAGATAACGTTCTACAAGTTAGACGGCAGATGGAAAGGGAATGATATCTTCAAATGGATGTGTACTACTGTTATTAAACCTCAGTATGAACGTTTTAGTCCTAGACCATTAGCACAAACAGACTTATCAAAGATTATTAGATTTAATCAATTACGTGATTGGTGTTGGGATACATGGGGACCGAGTTGTGATTTAAAAGACTACGACAGAATACATGAACTATCACACTACGTAAGCCTAGCACAATACAATGACAGTACACATGATACATTGAATGAACATTGGTGTTGGTCTAATGAAGAAGATCATAAACAAAAGAGAATATACTTAGCCGGAGATAAAGAACGCACATGGCTAGAAACGAGGTGGAGATGACTGAAGAAGAACATATGTTAGGAAAAGCAATAATGGGTATTGTCGCATTTATATTAGTATTATTAATAGTAGGATTTGCTTTGCTAAGAGACTTTGCAGGTATAGAAAATAAAGATATACCGATTAATTACCTTGACGATGTAGTTAATGAATCAACAAAAAAGATCGCATGACCCAGTGGCATGGTGGTAAAGGTTCCGGACGCCGTAAGGGAACAGATCAACAAACTTATGCTGATAATTGGGATCGTATCTTTGGAAAAAAGGATATCGTTAATGATCAATTATCACATGAGGGTAAAGGGTTTGATATCATTAATGATATCATCTCAGACGACCTTATTGAACGTATAAACAACAGAAAAGAAGAACTCTACCCTGTACGAGCATCCACACATAAAAAGCAATACGCAGAAGCAGAGGCATGTAAGAAACTGTTTGGCATTGCTGTATGGTGGAGTCAACTTACAAATGATTGGGACGAAGTACAAGAGATACATGAACTTATCTATCCTGAAATTAGCAAACATTTAGATGATGCAGTATTCTATGCAAGTGATATCGTAACAATAAATGGACCAAGCAGATGGGTAGGTCCTCACATAGATACACCACATAGATTTGAGAAATATAACAAAAGAGAAAACAATGATATCTGTGGCATACAAGTTATCATTCCACTTGATGACTTAAACAAAGACACAGGAGCAACTGGAGTTATACCGTTCAGTCATCAACAAGATTGGAATATACAAGATTGCTATGAAGGAGTACATGATGAATACTTCTTAGAAAACGCAGAACAATATGACATGCCCAAAGGTAGTATTCTGTTTTACAATACTCGTTTGATGCATTCTACTATGCCATTGCATTTACCCAAAAAACGTTCCATTCTATTGATTAATTACCTCAGAAGTGATATAATAGTAGAAATAAGAAACGAAGATAACGTGTGGAGTTCTAATGGCAAATGATGTAATGATAGATATGGAGACTTTGAGTACAGATCCTGATTGTGTTATACTAACAATCGGTGCTGTTCGTTTTGATCCTATGGGTACTGGAGTTGTAGAAAAACTAGAACTACGTCCTGAGATAGATTCTCAGACAGAAGAATTCGATAGACATATAAATCCAGATACACTAAGGTGGTGGGGAGAACAAAGTGAAGATGCAATTAATGAAGCAATGGGCGACAACGATAGAATCCCGTTTAAAGATGCTATGGATAAACTGTACAAATTTTGTTGGAACCGCAGAGCAGTTTGGTCTAATGGTGCTGGTTTTGATATTGTTGTGGCAGAGAATGCTTTTAGACAGTTAGAGAGTCCGATACCCTGGCCTTTCTACACTATCAGAGACACAAGAACAATATATGATCTTTGTAATGTATCTCTTAAAGATGGTCAAGCAGTAACGTCTCACAAGGCTGTAGAAGACGCAGAGCACCAAGCAATAGTTGTACAACGTGCATATCAAAAACTTAAACAAGCAGGACTTAAATGAGTATTCAGTCAGATATTGACATAGACTTCGGAGACAGAAGTAAACTACTTAAATTAATCAGACACATTCCTGCGGCAATGCGTGAACAAGAGCCAATGAAGAAGCATCCTACTGGGGTATACATTACAGATGTCCCCTACGATCCTGTGAATGATATGTGTAACTTAGATTACAAAGAAGCAGATGAACGAGGGTACTTCAAGTTAGACTTGTTGAATGTCAACATCTATAAGGCAGTAAAAGACGAACTACATTTAATTAGTCTTATGACAGAGCCTAACTGGGAACGATTAAAAGAAAGAAATTTTGTATCTGTGTTATTGCATTTAAACAAACAGTTTGATATAATGCAAAAGATGCCTGAACCGATTAATAGCATTCCAAGACTAGCAATGTTCTTGGCTATTATTCGTCCAGCAAAAAGAAATCTTATTGGGCAGACATGGAAAGAAATAAATAAAACTGTGTGGATCGATAACAATACTGGTTACACATTTAAGAAATCACATGCTGTGGCATATGCACAGTTAGTTGTAGTACATATGAATTTATTAGAGGAACAAGATGAGTCAATATGATGCAGTCGTGGAGAGACAAAGACAAATGATAGAAGCAGAAAAATGGTCAACGGGTGTTAAAGCAGTTCATGCACATTCGTTTACTACAATGTGGTATGAAACTAACCCAGACAGAACAGGTGATGATTTACGTGTACTAGACACTGAATTTAATGATGGCACAATTGAAAGAAAATATCTTGTGTCAGGTGAAATAGAAATGATCGGAACTAAATTAACTGGTCAAGACTTACTTGACGAATACACCAGAAGAAAATAATGGAAGACCTAACACTAACACTACTGCCAGAAAATGATCCTAAATTAAAGGAACCTTGTGAACCATGGGACTTTAAACTTGACGGTGACCCAACTGCTTTAATCAAAGCAATGACTAAAGTCATGTTTAATCCTAATCATCCTGGTATAGGTCTTGCGGCACCACAGTGTGGCGTAATGAAAAATGTATTCATCATGGGTACAGATGAAAAGTTAATGGCTTTTATTAATCCACAAGTAGATGAACTCAAAGGAGAGAAAGAATTATTCTTAGAAGGTTGTTTGAGTTATCCTGAACTTTGGTTACATGTTCCTAGACATCCTGAATGTGTTGTATCATATCATCAGATTGACGGAGAAGTCATTAAAGAAAAACATTTAGACGGTATTCAAGCACGTGTGTTCTTACATGAGTTTGATCATTTGCTAGGCGTAACGTTTGAACAACGTGTACAAAGTCAACTTAGTTTAGAATTGGCTAAGAAACGTAGAGCAAAGAAGAAACGTCAAATTGCTAAGATGGCTAAAAGACTTAGTAAGGTCTCTTCACCAACGTAATAGATTTACGTTTAACTCTTTTCTTTTGAAAGTCAGTCATTGATACAATAGGCCCATGCAGTAATGTTAATGACTTGTTGTTGAATGTTCTTAAGAAAGGCTT